GTCTTGGCCTCGACCGGCTACGACGAGCAACCGTTTTTTGTGACCCGCTACCTCAAATGGAAAAACTGCGAGGTCTATGGCTATTCCCCAAGCTGGATGGCGCTCCCGGAGGCCAAGCAACTTAACTTTCTCGAAAAGCAACTCGACAGCCTCGCGGAACTCGCCGCATTCCCACGCATCCTCATCCCCGCCGGGTTCGATGGTGACATCGATCTCCGTGCGGGGGGCGTGACCTATTTCGATCCCAACAATCCCTCGGCGACTCCCAAAGAGTGGAACACGACGGGTCGCTACGACATCGGCATCGCCCGCGCCGAGTGGAAACGAAGCGCCATCAATGAGGCGTTCCATGTCGATCTTTTCAAGATGTTCGCGCAACTCGAAAAGCAGATGACCGCCCGCGAGGTCGCCGAGCGCAGCGCCGAAAAATTGATCCAGTTCTCGCCGACCTTTTCGCGGATGACGACCGAGCTTTTCAATCCGCTCCTGCGCCGGGTCTTTGCGATTCTCGCCCGCCAAGGGAAATTCCCGCCACCGCCGCAGGAACTCGCGATGAGCGGGTTCATTCCCGAACCCGATGTGTCCTACAACAGCCGGATCGCGCTCGCGGTGAAGCAACTTGAAAACATGGCGTTCATCCGCTCCAGCGAGATGCTTCTGCCTTACGCGAACATCAAGCCGGAAATGCTCGATAACTTCGATTTCGACGAGATCACCCGCGACATGGCCCGCAACGACGGATTGCCCGCCCGCTGGCTCATGGACGAAGAAATGGTCGCGCAAATGCGGGCCGACCGGGCGCAGGCCGCGCAGGCCCAAATGCAGGCCGAGCAACTGGAGCGCACCGCCAGCGCCCTCGGCAAAGCCGGGGCCGTGAAGCAGGATTCCGTTCTCGCGGGAATGCTCCCCGGAATGGCAGCGGCATGATGGCACCCATCGACAAGGCCGAGGCGCTCAAACGCGAACGCGAGCGCCAGAAAACCATCAGCGCGTATCAGCGGATTTTCAGCAGCAAGGACGGCCAAACGGTCATCGCGGACATGAAGCACCAGTTCGCCACCGAGTCCCAAGTTTTCCTCCCCGGCTACGACTACAACCCCGTGGTCGCTGCGCTCCGCGACGGTCAGCGCGGAGTCATTCTTCACATCGAAGCGATGCTCCGCAGGCCGGTGATCGCCGACGGCAACATCGAGGAACCCAAACGCAAAATCAAAAAATGAGCAAAACCAAAACCATCCCGCCGCAACCCGAGATCGATCCAATGCTCGGCGACAAAACCCACGCCTATGTGGAGTGGCTTCGCGATTACCACCCCGAGCAATTCAAGGCGCAATACGCGACCCGCACGACCCACCTCGGCTTTGTCACCGAGGACGGAACCATCGTCAACGCGCCGGTCGAATAACGCTGTTTTGACTGATACTATTTATGGAAGAAACCATCGACACCTCCTCCGAGCAGTCCCTGCTCGATACGGGAGCCGATAGCACCAACGCCGATTCGTCGGCATCGTCGCAGCCCGCTGCGGAAACCAACACGCAACCCTCGACCGGATATGTCAACCCGGACGGCACCTTCGCGGACAAGTGGCTCGATGCCCTGCCCGAGGACGCCAAGGACTACAAGGACACGCTCGCCAAATACAAAAGCGTTCCCGACATGGCCAAGGCGCTCGCGAACGCGAATGCGCTCATCGGGAAAAAACTTGGAGTCCCCAGCGAGAAATCCTCGCCCGAGGAGGTCGCCGCTTTCCGCAAGGCGCTTGGCGTTCCCGACACGCTCGACGACTACAAATTCGCACCGGATGCGCTGCCGGAAGGCATGACATGGAACGACGATTTCGCGAAGCCCTTCGCCGAGATCGCGCACAAGCACAATGTCCCACCAGGCGCGATGAAGGCGCTCGCCAACCAGTTCGCGCATTACGAGAAGGTCAAGCTGGAGGCGCTGCAATCCACCTTTGAAAAGCAACGCACCGATGCGGTCGGCACACTTCAAAAGGAATGGGGAAATGAATTCGACAAGAACATCGGACTCGCCAAGCAGGCCGCAAAGATGGCCGGGGTCAACGCGAACTCGCACGGGTTCAGCGATCCCGAGGTCGTGCGCGGATTTGTTCGCATGGCGCAGATGATGAGCGAGGACAAGATGGGCCGTGGGATGCAAAGCGCCGAGATGATGACCGGCCAATCCCGCGCCATGGACATCATGCGAAATGCTGAAAACCCGTGGCACAAACGCTACCAAGAAGGCGACAGCGAGGCCGTGTCGCTGGTCAACAGCCTCCTCAAAAACGGGTGACAATTTGCGAGGTAGTGAAAAGGCATCACACCAGTTTCATAATCTGGAATTCCAAGTTCAATTCTTGGCCTCGCTAAAATTTTTTGACTGATACCGCCGGGTGCGGTAAAACACCCACCGTCAGAGCAGACACCTCCTCGTTGAGCCTGCTCCCTCAAGCCCGCAAGCGAAAGACCCCACACGGGACACTCGGAAGCGAAGGGAGCAATCAAACCATCAGTTTCGACTGATACCAACTCAACCCAATCAACCAAGGAGGCCCAAATGGCTAACAATGTTCTGACAGCAATTCCCAACCACTTCACGACTCAGTTCGACGCGAACTGGAAACACCTCGTGCAACAAAAGAACTCGCGCCTTCGCGAGTATGTGACCATCGATTCCATCCAAGGAAAAGAGAAGTCCTACAACCAACTCGATTCCGCATCCATGGTGGCTATCGCGGATCGCTCCGTGACCACACGCATCAGCGACCAGACGATGTCCAAACGCTGGGTTCGCACCACGGAATACGACACCGCCAAACTCGTCGATGAATGGGACGAGGCCAAGCTCGGCGAAGTCGTTCTTCCGACCAGCCCGATTGTTCAAGCCCACGGCGCGGCCTACGCCCGCACCTGCGACTCGATCATCATCTCGGCAATGCAGGGTGACTCGTTCACCGGCACGACCGGCACAACCGCAGTTCCATTGCCTGCTGGCCAAAAAGTCGGCGTGCAGTATGTGGAAACCGGCACCGCCGCCAACAGCGGTCTCACCATCGCGAAACTCCGCCGCGCCAAATTCATCCTCGACGCCAATGAGGTGGACGAGGAGGAGGAGCGCATCATCGTGGTTTCGGCCAAACAGCTTCAAGACCTGCTCCGCACGGTCGAAGTGACATCCGCCGACTACAACACGGTTCGCGCCCTTGCAGACGGTGCGATCAACAGCTTCATGGGTTTCAAATTCCGCCGCACCCAACTTCTGCCGATCACCACAACGGTTCGCTCCTGCTACGCCTATGTGAAGTCGGGAGTCGTTCTCGCGGAGCGCGGACTCAAGACCTACATGGATGTCCGTCCCGATCTCTCGCATTCGCTCCAAATCCGCTCGGTCGCCTCTCTCGGGGCCGTTCGCATGGAAGAGAAGAAGGTCGTCGAGATCAACTGCGACGAAGCCTAACCCGCAAACCCGCTGGCAGACCGGGAAATGTCTGCCGCCCTTTTTTTTCTGTGATCTGACCGCGCCTCAATGACAGACATCCAAATCTGCAATCTCGCTCTCGCCCGACTCGGTGATTCTCGCATCACCGCGCTCACCGATGCGACCGCGCAGGCGCAATACTGCTCGCTCTTCTACGCGCAGACTTTGGAGGAACTCCAGACGGAGTTCGATTGGCAGTTCTGTCGCAAACTCGCTTCGCTGACCGCCGACGCCACGGCTCCGGCTTTTGGCTACGCCCGCCGGTTTGCCGTTCCCTCCGATTTTCTCCGGCTCATCCGACTCAACGGAATCGACGAGGATGAAAACTTTTCCAAATGGGAGATCGTGGATGGGTTCATCCACACCGACCTCGCCGCGCCCGCGCAGATCGAATACATCGCCCATGTCACCGACGCCGCCAAGTTCCCGGCGGTCTTTGTCGAAATCTTTTCCGCGAAGCTCGCGGTCAACCTCGCGCTCCCTCTCACCGCCAGCAAAGACCTCTTTGCCCAAATGGCGGAAATCTTTTCCTCCAACATCCAGCGCCCGGCGGTCAAATCGCTGATCCTTGC